AAAACAATTTAAAGGATAGATACAGGGAGATATTACGCAAAATAAAGCCTGATATTCATGCTATTTTACAGGAATTAGGAGTATTCAAGTATAACTTTACTCGGCTAACTAAAGATAATCGCACATATAATTCTACTGATCTATTACCTGCATGTGTAATAAGTGAAATATACGAGAAGTTGAACGATATAGAAAAGAAGTTAAAAACTATTAATAATTAGAAATATAGAACCTTTTTAATAATAAAAAAGTTAACAACAATTAATTTATTATAACTGAAATATTATCTTTTATAGCAGATTAATTCTTATAATTTACATTATTAATAAAAAGGTAAAAAGATATGAGTATTGAGAAAGTGAATATAACAATAATAGAGCATAAAGAATTAAAAAAAGCTGTATCTGCTAGAGAGTTATATGAGTTTTTGGAAATAAAAGAAGATTTTACACATTGGTTTAAAAGATATCTTCAATATGGATTTGAAGAAAATGCAGATTATATAGTTTTCGTTGTTTTCAACGAAAACTCCAGTTCATCAGGTGGACGACCATCTAAAGACTACTTAATGACTGTTGAAATGGCTAAAGAAATTTCAATGTTGCAGAGGAGTGAAAAAGGAAAAGAGGCTCGTAAATACTTTATTGAATGTGAGAGGAAGTTAAAAGATAAAACTCCAGCAATTACATCAAGCTTTGACATTACAAACCCAACTGAAGTTATCAGATTTTTATCGGAAGTCTCTAACGTATATTTAAAACAGAACGAGATTATTAAATTAGAATTGGATCATGCTATTAAAACTAAAGCTTATATAAGTGAGAAAAGAGAGGCAACTGCAATGGCTACCGCTTCTGTTGCTGTTAGAAAAGTTAATAAACTGGAAAATGAACTTGGAGTTGGAAGAGATTTTAATCAGGTTAGAGCTATTTGGTGGTTGAAAGATGAATTTCATGTAAATATGCCTGGATTCTGGTCTCAGTTTGGAAAGAAGCTTAAAGAGTTTTGTGTTTATAATGGGTATGAAATAAAAGTTATACCGGATTCAAAATATGGAAAACTTTATAATTATCCTGTAGAAGCTTCAGATAAATTCAGAGTAAGGTTATATAATAATCCTGAAATATTAGGTAAATTTCGTAAATATAGTTAAATAATAATGTCTAAAACAGAGTATCTATTACCTAATGACGAAGAAGAGAAGCTTAAGTTACTAGCTGAAAGCTCTTTGTATGAGTTCTATAAACAGGCTTTACCTGTTATAGACGGGTCCGGATATTTCTCTGATGAATGGTTTATGCGAGTTATAGCAGAACATCTTGAAAATGTTTACTATAGAAAGATAACAAAACTACTCATAAACGTTCCTCCTCGCCTTGGAAAAACTAGTTTGATATCTATTGCATTTCCTGTATGGGTCTGGATACATAACCCTAACGAGAAATTCCTATGTTCTTCAATAACTAGTGATCTATCGCTGGATATCGCAGACAAAAGTAGAATGTTACTAATGTCTGACTGGTTTAAATCAAGATGGGGAGACAGATTTAAATTAAGAGCGGATCAGAACGCTAAAGGATATTTTGTTAACGATAAAAACGGTTATAGATATTCAACATCCGTAACATCTGCGGTTATCGGACGTGGAGGAAATATACTTATTTGTATGCCCTATAATACACAGATATCAACTAGATACGGCAGATATACTATAGGTGAAATAGTTGAAAAAAAGTTAGATATAAAAGTGTTAAGTTACAATCATAAATTATGTGATACTGAATATAAAAGTATTAAAAATTATTATAAACATGAAGGTAAACAGATATATAAACTTGAATTATATGTTTGTGCTTTTCAAAATGGTATAACTATAGAAGCTACGGAAGAACACCCTATTTATATTGTAAACATAGGTTACAAGCCAATAAAAAATATTAAAGAATATGATAGATGTTTATATAGTATTGATGGAATAGTTTATGATGTTGTTGTCAAATCGGTTACCAAACAACAGGAAATACCTGAATATGTATATAATTTAGAGATAGAGGGTAATAATAATTATTTTGCTAATAATATTCTAGTACATAATTGTGATGATCCAAACGCAGTAGGAGGAGAATCGGAAGTTATAAGAGATGCTACCAATAGATGGTGGTCTCTAAAATGGTTTAACAGGATAATACTAAGTGATATATCACCTACTTGTAGAGTCCTTGTACAACAAAGAGGTGATGAGCTTGATGTATCCGGTAACATAATTGCTAATGACATAAACAATGAATGGGTAAAACTTATATTACCGCTTGAATTTGAGAAGGATTATGTAATTCCTACTTCCTATCTTCCCGACTTTGTTGATGATACGTTATTACCTGACTATAAAAGCATATGGCAGGATATAAGAACGGAAGAGGGAGAACTACTTACCGAGAGAATGAGTATAACGGAAGTAGAACAGCTTAAAAAAGAGCTTGGATCTTATGATTATGCGGCAATATATCAACAAAGACCTGCACCTCTTGAGGGAGGTATAATAAAGAAACACTGGTTTAGAGTTTATAAAAGCCGTCAATTACCTAGATTTGAGTATATTGTTCAATCATGGGATACGGCTTTAACGGCTAAACAGAATTCAGCTTATTCGGCTTGTACTACATGGGGAATATTTAGAGACGCAAAAGATAATACCAACGTTATGTTGCTTTCTTGTTGGCGGGATAGACTGGAATATCCGGAGCTTAGAGAAAGAGTTAAAAGATTATCGGTTAATTATATGGATACGAGTAATGTTCCAATCGTTTATAACCCATTTTATAATCCTGATATGATTGTAATAGAAGCAAAAGCTTCCGGAGATCCTTTAATAGCCGATTTAAACAGAGCCGGGGTATACGCAGAGCCTTTTGTACCTAATCAACACGGAGATAAACTGCAAAGAGTAAGATTAATTACCCCTTTAATAGAGGGTGGTATGGTGTGGTTACCTATTGATGTTGAAAATTCTATTGATATTTATGAACCGGCTAGCTTTGCCAAGGATTTTGTTAATGAGGTTGCATATTTTCCTAATCCAAGATCCCTTGATTATGTAGATACAATGACGCAAGCGTTAATTGTACTTAGAAATCTAGGTAAATTGATGAATCCGGGTGATTATATAGAACCTGATGACGCATCTATCGGTCGTAATGTTATATATTAAGCAGGTAATTTATGTTAAAATCGGAATTAATTGCAAATAAACATTAAATATTAGGAATATGAAGAACAATGATATTATTGATATAGACGGATTCGGTACTCTTGAGAGATCTGATGAACTTCCTGACGGATCTACGGTTTATGACTTTGCCGATAAGGAAAAAGATGATTTCCATTCTGATTTATCTCGTAAAATGTCGGAAGATGCGTTAAATAAACTGTCTTCCTATGTTCTTTCTGCTCTTGATGATGATATAAAAGCAAGAGAACCTTGGCTTAAACTGCATAAGGAGTTGATGACGTTTACCGGTGATAAATGTGATGACATAAACAAGGAAAACGAGAATTCTTTGGTTGTTGACGGAACTCTAGGTACTGCTCTTGTACGTTTTACGGCAATAAGTAGAAGTGAACTGCTACCTGAAAGCGGTCCGGCAGGATTCAAGGTATTCGGACAGGACGCAAGATCTTTAGAGGATATTGCCTCTAATAGAAGCAGCTGGCTTAACTACTATTTAACTGTCAGAGATGCTGAATATTACAAGGATTATGAGAAATTTCTATATTACCTAGGGTTTTACGGTACTGTAATACGTAAAGTATGTTACGATGAGATGCTTGGCATGCCGATAAGCAGATTCATTCTACCTGATAATTTCCTGATTAATATTGATTGTAGTACAATCATGGATTCAAATAGATTGACTCATATACTTAAGCTATCTACCAGAGACATATTAGCAAGGCAGAAATCAGGAATATTCAGGGATGTTGAATTACCTTACACTAAGATAGACTGGACTTCCGATTCATCTTCGGCTTCCAATGATAATATTAATGGACTTGTTGATATTAATGCTTATAAGGAAAAAACCTTGCATGATGTTTATGAGTCTCATTTTGATCTTGATCTTGATTTCTATATGGATAAAAAACAGTCAAGATCAAAAGATAAAAAGAATCGTAATATACTTCCATATATCATATTTATTGATAAGGAAAGCCGTAAAATACTTCGAATAGAGCGTAACTGGCATAAACGGGATGAGAAACGTAAAAGAAGAAAATTCTTTATTTCATATCAGTATTATACCGGATTTGATATATGGGGTCAGGGTATAGCAAGAATGTCGGCTAATAACGCCGTAGCTGCTACTAAAATGCTAAGATTGACCATCGATTCAGCTACATACCAGAATTTACCTGCCGGCTTCTATAGAGGCCCTAAAATGGAGACTACGGACATTAGGTTATCTCCCGGTACTTTTAAGAATCTTAGTAGTTCATCCGCAGGAGGGGATATAAGATCCGATTTTGCCGTTCTACCTTTTGGCGGACCTTCTCAAGCTTTACTTGATTTAAGAGGAGATATGATCTCGCAGATGCAGGATAGATTATCTGCATCAGAACTTGGTATGATGGATTCAAGAGAGGATATACCGACAGGCACTGCCGTTGCATTTCTGGAGGAAAAGAATCGCATACAGGCAGCTATTTTAAAATCCCTCCATAATTCATTATCGGAAGAGCTTAAATTACTTGATGACATGTTTGCAGAGGTTTTGGTAAAAGAGGAATTTTTTATCAAAGGAGAGAAAAGAATAATAACTGCCGATGATTTTGTTTCCGATGTGCAGATAGTTCCGGTATCAGATCCTTCCGTTAATTCTACAGTTCAAAAGATAATGAAGGCAGAGGCGGTGTTCCAGACTGCTCTTCAGATGCCGGAGAAAGTAAATGCTTTTGAAGCTCTTAAAATGGTATTTTCCGCTCAAGGATTAAGCTCGGAAGAAATCGAGCGTCTTGTAACTAAGGATCAGGAGGTAGAACCTTTGGATCCGGTAACAGAGAATATGAATATAATGCAAGGCAAACCCGTAAGAGCAGGAATTGAGCAGAATCACGATGCACATATTGTTGTCCATTCAGCAGTACAGAATGAACAATCAGCAGCTCATATTCAGGAACATATGGCACTTAAATTCATGTTGCAGATGCAAAATGAAATGGGAGTAGATTTATCTCAAGTATCTCCGGACGATCCTGAGATGCAGTATGAACTGGCTAGTAGAGCTGCTGCTGCAATAGAATCACTCGGGCTTAATAAACCAGAATCAATTGATGAAGATAAACCTCTTGATCCTAATGAACTTATTGCTGCCGATATTGAGCAGAAGAGAGAGGCTAATATAATCAAGAAGCAGATAGCGGATGATAAAATAGAAGCGGAAACATTTAAAACTCAAATGGATTTTGAAAAAGAGAAAATGAAGGTAAAACAGGCACAGGAAGAAGCAAAATTGAAATATGAAGCCGAATTACAGAAAATTACGAGTAGGTATTGATTATGGATAAATATTATATAGATAGGATATTTAATATAATTGACGATAAGATATTAGAGCAGAGAGAAAAACTTATATCCGGTTGTATTGCTTCCATGGATGCTTATCGTTATGAATACGGCAGATTGAATGTACTTACTGAAATACGTGATGAGATAGTAAATATATTTAAAATAAATAATGGGTAATAATATGAATACAAGTTTAATTCGTGATTTTGATAATGAAGCGGGTATTGATTTAAATACATGGAAAATGGAGGAGGAACTTAAACTATTTGAAGATGTTGAGGTTCATCCTGTACATGTATTAATCAGATTATATATAAAATCAAATAAAACTGCTTCTGGTCTTATTTTAAACAATGCTTTGGATGTCTATGAGGAAACATGCGGATATATAGCTGCAATAGGTAAATGTGCATTTAAAGGAGAAAATAGAAAAGAATGGGGAGAATGGTACAAAGTAGGTGATTGGTTTGTATTTCCAAGACATAGCGGAGTTCGTTTTAATTATAAGAAATTACCTGTTTTTGAGATGTTTGCAGATAGTCCTATGCTTAAAATAAAAGATCCAAGATTCATAAGTTAAAGAGGTTTAAAAATGAAAGAACAATTACAAACGGAAGATATACAAAATGTTGTAGAGTCGGAAATAAATGTCGAGGACATAAAAGAGGGTATTTCAGAGAAAGATAATAATGAAAAACCTGAAGAACAGGAAGAGGAAGAGCTTGATACTGCTGATTTTTATAAGGATAAATATTTTGATACAAAAAGTAAGGTAAGAAAAATATATGCCGAGCGTCAGAAACTATATACAGAGAATCAACAGATAAAAAATCTTCTTAATTATGTTGATACTGAAAATCTTCGTATGTCCTATGCTCTTATGCAGAGTGATCTAAATGAACTTAAAAAGCATAAGGAAGAAGCAAGGAAATTAAATGATAATACGTATCTGGATAAAGCAGAGGATGCGTATAATAGAGTGTTACATAAGATGGTTGCCTTTGAAAAGGATAACGGTCATATTTTTGATGATAATAAGGAGGATAAAAAACCTGAAAACTTAGAGCCGGAGGAAAATGAACCTATATATAGTGATGACCAACTACTTGCCGCTAATTTATGGCTTGAGGATAATCCTGAACTTAATGCTAAATCAAGATCATATAACCCTCATTTAGAGAAGAAAATGCTGGATTTCATGGAGGAGTTTAACGATAAACTATATGAAGCAAATAGAGGAGAAGAAATACTTTCCGATAGATATATAGAAGTTCTTAATGAAGCTTTATCTGCATATAAGGATGAATTACGTAAACCTAAAACTTCATATAAAAAATCCGGTGCTAGCGGAGTAAGAAGTAATATGGCGACTAAAAGCGGCGATTCTGTTACTATTGAACCATGGGAGAGAGCTGCATATCAGCAACTTGGTTTAACTGAAGCTGAATATTTGAAAAGTAAATTAAAAAATTCAAAATAAAATAGGTATATTATGAAGATAAATAAAGCTAAACATATGCAGACTATGGAAAGTGAAAATATGGAACACGAATTTGAAAGTAATCGTTTAGTCGGTATTGATATGTCAAATCCTCTTGAAGCTATTAAAGCTATTGTAGCAGAACCGGGATTTGTTTATGAATGGCAGAGATATAAATTAAGAGATAAACAGGATTCTGCATATTCTTTTGCTATATCAAGAGGTTGGAAACCGATAGATAAATCAAAAATAACAGATAAATATAATCTTGAAATATATGAAGTTTATAATCCTGATCCAATAGCACAGAAGTATATTTGTCATGGTGATCTTATCCTTATGAAAAGAGAGGTTGAAAAACATGAACAGGAAAAATACGCTAGAGCCGATATTGCAAGGAAAAGTGTTGAGATGGCAGATAGTTTTAATTATGATAGCGGTAATCCTACTCTTAATGTATTAAAAAATAATTAATATGGCGTATTTCCCTTCGGTTTCAAATTGTAAACAATTAACTATAAATACGGATATCCAGCTTGATTATCCGTATTCTGTAACTCAAGGGAATATAGCTATTACTGACGTATTTGATATTACTGCAACAATTCCTGATTTAGATATTATTCTTCCTGATGCTTCTGAAACAACTCCGGGATTCTCTGTTTCATTCAATAATGTCGGAGCTAATCCTTTTAAAATTGTTTTACATGATAAAATAACACTTCTTGATACTGTTGCAGTAGGTGAATTTAAAACATTCTATGTTTATGATGTTACAACAAGTAACGGCAGTTGGAGAGTAATAAAAACCGGAGACGGTCAAAGCGGAATAAGTAATTTGGAAATAAAGAGTTTAGATAATTCCGTTAATATTACCGGCAGTCCTGTATCTAATCCCGGAGGGGAAGTTGATCTATCTCTTGATAATCTGATAGCCAAATTGAAAACTCTTAATAATATAGAACCGGGAGTGTTATTACTGGATAGGAATAAGACGAATATCTGGTCTACCGGTTCTATAGTAGGCGATAATAACATTACTGTTGAAAATTATGACGGTTCTGCCGGATCTGTTATTATTGTAAAACTGGATTCAAGTATAACATTAACAGAGATAACATCCGGTAACGTTAAAATAAACGGTAATACAATTACCAATACAAATATAAATAATGATCTATCTTTTACTTCCAATGGAGCTACTTCAAGAACAAATATTAACGGTATACTAGTTGATAAGAACAGGAATTTAAGTAATATAAACAATATTACCATACTTGGATCTTATATTGCTCCTAACGTAGCTAAGAGTTGGTGTAGATTTACTAATACTTCAGGTACTATATCTCTTACTTCTGCTGTTAATGTTTCCTCTGTTACATATAATAGTTCTAACGGTCAATATACTATCAATTTTACAACTCCTATGGGATCAACAGAATATGGAGTAGAAATTACATGTTCAAATAATAATTCACAAACTCCTTTAGTTCCAAGAATCGGTCAGGATATAATTAGAACTACAACTTCTGTAACTATTGTTGTAATCAATTCATCTGGAGAAATGATACAGGATTTCCCTGAAGGTGTTACGGTAACAGTATACTCTTTAACATAAAGTTAATAATTGACTAAATCAAAATTAATTAATATAATAACTATTGATTTACCCTTAGCGGTTTTGAGTTATCTTTAATCTCTATAAAAAAGTTTTGAGTTACGCTTTAGTCTCTATAAAAAGTCTTTAAATAAAACGTTCAATATACGTTTAAGTTTTCTATAAATTATAAATTTAATATTAATTAATAAAGGTTAAGATATATGTCATACGGACAAAATTCTCCTTTTGGATTAAAACCTATAGGACATTTAATGGGTGGAGCAAGTAATATTTCTCTAGCCAGAGGTAAATATGTTATTGATACTATTGTAGGTACTACTTTAAATAAAGGTGATCCCGTAGTTATTCAAGGAAGTATAGCCTCAAGTGCTGTGGGCAACTATTTCAAAGGTGGGGAAACAGTTATTACACGTTATTCTCCGACTGTTACACTCGGAGCAGCAAATAATAGAACAGGTATTACAACTAATTCACCTATTGTCGGTGTATTTATGGGTTGTAAATTCAAGGATGCGAGCGGAACTTTTGTTGAACAGGAATACTGGGCAACCGGTACTGCTGCTACATCAAAAGTAGAAGCTATTATTTATGATGATCCGGATATTATATGGGAACTTCAATTAAGTACATATTTAGGTTCTGATGCAGCAAATGCCGGAAGATTTCTTGTTCTACCTTCTATGCAGCTTCAAGATGCTACATGGCCTAATACAGGAAATGCTGCGGCTAATCCAACAGTAGCTAATAGTGCAATAATCGGCGCTAATATCATGCTTCTTACAGGTAGAGGTCCTGCTGCCGGTAATGCCGGTGGATCAGGCTCATTAACTACCGTTACTAAATGGGACGGCACCGCAGCTGTTTTAGCCGGTTATGCAGATAATCCTCTTGTAACTAATTATGGTACTAATAATGTTGCTAGAAATCCTTGGGGTGTATCAACATTTTATGGTTGTCCTTCTATAGCAGGAACTACAGGTAACCCGTCTGTTGCTGATGGTAGAAATGAATATGATAGAGTAGCTACTATGCCGTTTAAAGTTCTTGGTTTTAGTGATGATCCTAAAAATATTCCTGATTCTTTCGGTCAACCTTCTAATGCTGGTACTGTCGGTACATATTTTAATACTCCTTTCCTTCGTGTTACCGGGGTTATTAATAATCATGTATTTAGAGCTGGTTCTGTAAGTGTTACACCTGCGGCTTAATAATTAAATAAAGAGGTAAAAATATATGATTAATTCCGCTTCTATATTTCAGTTAATGCGGCCGCTGATCGATGGATTTATCGGCAAATACGATCAATTACCTGAAAATTGGAAACAAATATTCCAAACTAAACCTTCTGAACATGCTTTTGAAATTATTCAAGAGATTAGATATCTTGGATTCGCCAGAAGAAAAGAAGAAGGTGTACCTATGGCTCAAGATACTATGTCTACCCGTAATCAGAAAACTGTTAGACATAATACTTATGGGTTAAGCTTCCCTATTTCTCGTGAGGCTATTAAGGATAATCTGTATAAAACACAGTTTCCTGATAGACTTGCAGCTCTTGGTGCGTCCTTACGTGCTACTAGAACTCAAGAAGCCATGAACGTTTTAAATCTTGGTAATACCGTTATTACAACTACTGATGGTGTTACTTTATTTAATACAGCTCATCCTCTTGATAATGGTGTTACCAATTCCAACTATGCCGGTGTTGCTTTAAGTGAAGTCGGCATACAACAAGGTGTCAAGGATATCAGAGGATTTAAACAGTTATCCGGTATTCCTGCTTCTGTTAAACCACAATTATTAGTTGTCGGTACTGCTAATGAAACTGCTGCTACTATTTTAACAAATAGCCAGTATAGAGCATCTGTCGGTACTGCTAATAATAATGCTTTAGCCGGGGTTAACGATATTAACGCTATTTATCATAATAGTATTTTCCCTAAAGGATATGTTGTTGATAGTTATTTAACTAATGAAAACTTTGCGGCTATTATTACCGATGTTAAAGGATTGATTCATTATGAACGTGAAAAAATTCAAAACATGGAATGGGTTGATCAGCATTCTCATACAAACTGGTTTTCAGCTTTTGAAAGATACAGTTTTGATGCTACTGATTGGCGTTCTGTTTATGGTTTAATGGTATAGGAGGTTAATTATGGCAAGTCATAGTAGACCTATTGCTAATGTTATGTGTGGCAATAAAAAAGACAAACCTAAAAATGATATGTCTAAAGATACCACTAAATCTACAAGCAAAAAAAAGTAATCTTTAAAAACATTTATACTTTAATTAATATATTTTATTAGTTAAAGTATAAATGTTATTTTTTTATATTAATTATGGCTCAAGTATCAGGTACATACGAATTTCAATCACTTGAAAACGATGAACTTATTCTGGAAAGTTTTGAAAGAATAGGTATACCTGGAGATCAATTAACTCCTGTTTATATAAATTCTGCAAAAAGAAGTATGGATTTTATTCTTCTTGAGTGGATGAATAAAAGTATTAATTTATGGACAATAAATAAATCGTATTTATCTCTAAGTACAGGTCAATCTGTTTATGATATTGCACCTTCTGTTCTGGATATAAGGAGCATTCATTTACGTACTTTTACAAGAGTTTTAGGTGGAGTTGCTCAATCCAATACAGCAGATACTTATGATGGCGGAGGAGGAGGTAATGCAGCTCTTGCTTTTGATGGTGATATAGGTACTAGATGTACACAGAATGTTCAGAATGGTAATATTTCTTATGATTATGGTATAGGTAAAACTGCCATACTTAACTTTATCGGTATTCAGAGTTATGTTTCTAATCGTCCATATAGCTTAGTTTTAGAAGCATCACAAGATACGGCTACTTGGTTTAATGTCTTTACTTTTCCTGCGACATATCCGTATGTTGCTAATACTGTTGCATGGTTTGATATTATTACTCCTATTAATGCTAGAGCTTATAGAATTAGAGAAATAGGCGGTTTTACGCTTGATTTAGAAGAGATATATTTTTGTAATAATATTATTGATACTGAAATAACTTCTGTTAGTGAGGATACTTATGAATCTTTCAGTAATAAGAATATTGTATCACGTCCTACCTGTTATTTTTATTCCAAGAATTTAACGCCTAAACTATATTTATACCCAAGTCCAAGTAATTATTTTCAGGTTTTGAGATATTCTTTTATTAGAACAATGTATGATGCAGGTAAATTTTTTAATACTCCTTCTATTCCGGCTAAAATGTATCCTGCATTAGTTTCAGGTCTTACATGGAGATTGTCTATTAAGTATAAACCTGAAATGGCAGAAACCTTTAAAATGGCTTATGATCAGGATTTTAGTGAAGCAACTGCAATGGATATGGAACATGTAGATATAACAGTATCATATGATTTGAGTAAATACGATGTTAGATGAAAGGCGTTATTTATGCTCTCGCAGCGGTTTTATGGTTGATAAGGTGTATAAACAATATGAATGGTATGGGAATAAAAAAGTTTGGAACGGTAGTATGGTTGCTAAAGAGTTTCTTGATATACCAAACGATCAAGGAAGACCTCCTTTAATAAAAAAAGATCCAGTGCCTTTACATAATTCACGACCATTTATACCGGGAGAGGAAGTATAATGTATGGGAGTATTTATTGATGAAAAAAGCAATGTATTTGCCGGATTAAATAAAACACCGACTATTATTGTTGAAACAGGTGTAAATACTATACCTCATATTGTTGTTATAGATAATATCATAATTTTTAATCTTAAATCTGAAACTATACGTATAAATTTACAGAAGATTAGAACTTATTCTGTAGATACCACAATGAATTATACAAAATATCTGGAAGTAAAAGGTTATCAGACTGTTGATTTATTAAAAAAGTTGGAATTGGAAGGACTTAAATTATACTATCAAACCGGCCCTGAAATAAAAGATAAATTAATATGTTTTTCAGATACTATTACACAAATATTCGATTGTGAAGTGAATTATAACATATTAAAAGAAACTCCTTTTTGACAATATTATTATGGATACAAATACACTAAGGATATTCTCTTTTTGTGGTGGTGGATCTAAAGGTTATGGATCTAATCGCTTTATGCAAAAGTTTCTTCAAGAGTGGGGAATACCACAAACTGATTTTTATAAATATGTTGATGTCATGTGTGGCACATCTATTGGAGCAATACTTGCCTGTGGTTATTCTTTTGAGAAAACGCCTGATGAAATGGAATCCATTTTTACTACTCATGCAAAACGTATATTTACAATTAGAACTGCAAACGAAGTAGCTAACGGAAGTCATAATGCAAATACTGATTCAAATCGTCCTAATAGTCTTGAAAAATTAGGCATGATTGCTCTTGATGATCCTTTCTATAAATCTGCTTATGAAGATTCAAACTACGGGCATAATATATTGCAGCAAGTTCTTGTAGATAATTTTGGAACAAGTACTTTAGCTAACTTAAAAACTCCAATTGTTATTCCCGCTTATGAGGAAGACATGAAAAAGTATGTTGTTTTTTCAAATTTTAATGATCCAGCATATTTCATTGGAAATACTGAAAGTATAGTTAATGTTTGTAGAGCATCAAGCGCAGCTCCTATTTACTTGCCAGCTCATGAATTTAATGGGCATTTATACAGTGATGGCGGGGTGTATGCTAATGATGCAATACTAGCGGCAATTAATGTCGGTTTAACTGTAAAACCTCACGCTACTAGAATTGTTATAGTAGATGTTGGGACTGGCATAGGCAATATGAGTTTTGACGGCAGCGGCAGTGAAACTGGTATATCTCACGCAGCAGTTAGATTATTTGGAATTATGAATGTTGCTATGACTGGATCGGAAGAATGGAGTAGATACTATTTAGATTATTTAAGTAGCAGGCTTGCTCGTGATGTTCATTATTATAAGTTTCAACCTAAATTTCCCGAAAACTTCCCTAATGAACTTGATAATAGCACTGCTGCTTGGTTTAGTGATCTGGCTAATTTAATTGATACTCATTATTCCGATGAAAGTGATCAAATCGCAGATATATTGGCACGTTTAACAGCATGAAATACGAACAATTATATAATTTTATATCTCCTTTAACTGGTAAATTACCAATAGATAGAGGTTATATATTAATTGGTGATAAAGACGGGCGTTCTTTTGCTTCTCCGTTATTAATTGATGTACGCCAAGATATAATAGATTTAAGAAGAAAAATAGGGCGATTCGAAAAACTAGAATATAATAAAATATGGATTGGCGATAAAAATAAAAAACCAATACCTCAAACACATATAGGAGTTATTAACTTACCTGTATTAGGTGCTGCAACTTTTCCTTATCCTGATCTTATTCCTTTACCAGCAGTCCCAATCCCTAACCCGACTTTTAACCCTTTATCAGGCTTTGATTGGTTAATGTCTGGTCCTTGGTTGCCTCAAATTTTTGCTGGTAGTCCAAATACGTTAAATACTTCATCGGAAACTGTTATATCCAGTTCTCTTGCTATGACTCAGGTGAAAGTTGCGCAGGCGATAAAAAGGTTGGATGTAACTGGTTTTATTGTAAAAAGTAAAAATATTGATTTTATTTGGGATAATCCAGCTATTGCTCTTTTACCAGAGACTATAAAACAACTTTATGGGTTAAGTACTAATTATACTTTTACTAACGCACAAGCTTTAGATGAAATAGGCGCTGGTTTAATCAAAAATTCTTCTGATGGTATTTTGTCTACTGCTATTTCTGGGGAGGATTATGTAAATACTTCCGCAATAATAGCTGGACCTTTAGTAATGATTGATCCTTTGTACCCTCTTACTGGACATAAATTAATTGCGCCAACTACTTTTTCAAGCAGAGGTAATGAAGTAAATGAATTTGGTTATCCAATAGCTAATACAATTGATATATTAACTGGAACAGCAGGCAAATTTGTTAAATTCGCTGTTACTGGTATAGCTGCTGCATCTTTGTTAAAAGTAGACAATTTTGGCGAAATCAAAGCTGCTATTCCTAATACAGATTATTTATCTAATACTTTGCCAGAAGATAAATTATTTTATGGCGATAATACAGATAAAGTCAGCGTAGTATCTAATATAAAAAAGAAAAATTTGCCTCCTTTAGGATTAACAAGTATTCAAGATATAGGAGATTTAATAGGAGTAGATTTAGGGGCTCTAGGTTTTGATTTACCTCTTGGAAAAATTTATAGGGGGACTGATTCGGAAATACCGGAAGAATCAAATTCTCTAAGTATATTACAAGCAAGTTTTTGGGCAAATAATCTTTTGACTCGTTTTATAATAGGGACTGGATCATTTCTTGATAGATTAACTTTTCCAGCTGCTCAATTTATTTCTGATTTACCCCCAGGAATTTTACAACATATTGGAGGGATACTAGTTACCGCTACCCCAGGAGTTGATTATGCCACTCCTGAACAATTAGAAGAATTAAGAGATGAAGCAAAACAAGCAGCAGACGATGCAGCAGAAGCTGCCGCAGACGCAGCAGACGCTGCAAGTGATGCAGCTGGTTATGTAGACGATGCCGCCGCTGCTGTATCGGCGGCTGTAGTTGCTGCTATATTTAGTGGAGCTTTAGCTGGAGCAATCGCCGATGCTGAGTCAGCAGCAGATGATGCTGAAGATTCCGCAGATGATGCAGCAGGCTATGCTAATGATGCTCAAGATGCTTTAAATAGTTTATTAAATACACAAGTTACTTTACAAGGAGATATTGCTGCTACTGGTCCTTTAACTGGTGCATTGTCAACAACTTTTACTCCCAACCCCTCTTTTTCTGGTGCGCAATATATGCGTATTCCAACAGGCTCTACTGCACAAAGACCTTTATTTCCAGAAGTAGGTATGGTAAGATACAACACTGATATTTAAATACTTTGCGAGTGTTTTATGGCGCAATTAACTTTGCCTATTGGTAAAAAAGAATTCCATGATGGAAATAATTGGTATTCTTTAGCTTCTGAAAACTGGGTTATTAATCAAATTAGGTTGGTTTCTCCTTGTCTAGTTACTACTGTTGATAATTTGACTGCTACTTACGCCAATGGTACTGATGGAATTGGGGCAACCTTAACTAATTCAGGAGTTCAAGCAGGACTTATTATTGACGGAGTTACTTTAGCAGTTGGAAACAGGGTTTTAGTAAAAAATCAGACAGTTGCTTTGCAGAATGGAATATACACTGTTACAGATATAGGTTCTAGCAGTACTAACTGGATTTTAACACGATCTACCGATTATGATGTAGTCGCTCAAATTATAAGAGGAGAAATTATCACAGTTATTAGCGGGACTAATCAAGCTTCCACTGTTTGGATGTTAACTACTACTATTAATGCTATAGGCATTAATGATTTTGTATTTACAAATGTAGATCGTAATAGTTTCACCTCAATACTTGGAACAACCAATCAAATCAATGTTAGTATTAGTGGAAATGTTGCAACAATCTCATTGCCTAATGCAATTATTACTCCGGGGACTTTAACAGTAACGGGAAATTTAACTGTTAATTCAACTGATTATATAAAAATAGCAGTTGGTTCAACAGCGGAAAGACCTAATAGTCCTACAGTGGGTATGATGAGATTAAATACCAGTTTATAAATGGCCGCATTAGAAATTTTTGATGGAACTAACTGGATTCAAATAGGTGGTGGTGGCGGCACTGTTACCTCTGTTGGTATCTTAGGTAGCCCCGGTCTGGAAATTGATGGTTCGCCTATTACTCAAAGCGGTAATATTGAGATTTCTTTATCTCCGCAATTACAGGCTTTTTCTTTATTTTCAACATCAGGAATAATCGCAAAAACAGGAATAGATACTTTTGCTGCTAGAAGTATTACAGGAACGAATGGTGTATCTGTAACAAATGGCAGCGGAATATCTGGAAATCCTAGTATTTCTTTAACAAATATCTATCCAAACACGTTTTATATAAATAACCCCGCATCTCTTACAATTGACAGAACTGGAAGAGTTACAGGATATATTAGTGCTATTAATCCATTTATTAGTTCTGTTACTTTAACTGGAGATGTAACAGGAACAGGTACTGATACATTAATTACTACATTATCAACATTTATTAATAGAAGTGCATCACAAGCATTTAATTTTAGTTCTAGTGGCCAAAGATTCGATTTAATTATGCCTAATGGCGGTAATTATGAACTTTCTTTCGGGTTATTAAGAGATATAGGTGGTCCTGTTTTTGGATGGGAATTTTATTATAATACAAATAGCGGGGGTAATAACTATTGTACATGGCGTTTTAACAGTCAAAACATTATTTTTACTAATAAAATTGGTGTTAATAATTTATATAATGAAATTGATTTTTTTAATAACCGATTAATAAATGTTGCTACTCCCGTTAATTCTACAGATGGAGCAAATAAAAGTTATATAGATACATTGTTTACTGCTCAACTTCAAAATTTATCAAGCCTAGCAACAACTGGATTGGTTACGAGAATTGCTGCTAATACTTTTGAAACTAGAACTTTAACAGTAGGGGATGGGTTAAGTATTTTGTACGGAAATGGTGTAACAGGTAATCCAAGTATATCTCTTAGTACTCCTTTAAGAGATATTGCTATATTTGCAGGGCAAGGTTTCCTTGCAAAAAAAAGCGATGGGTCTGTTAATTCTAGGGTTTTTTCTGTTGGTACTGGATTAAACATTAATTTTGGCGATGGGGTCAGTGGTAATCCTAATATTTATTTAGCTGACACACTTTTTGGTATTGCATCAATAACTTCTGGGACAGGGTTTTATGTCCGTACTAGTTCAACGGGGGGTACTTGTGCTTTACGTACTATAAGTGTTGGCAACGGATTATCTATAATTAATGGTAATGGCGTCAATGGTAATCCAATTATAGATTTCATTGGCCCTGTAGCTATTACTGCTAATGAAACTAGCCAAACTTTTGGTTCTGGAAGTTTTTTATCTGTTAATAATGTAAATACTACTAGTTCATCGCATTCTGGTTTGTTATTTCAAAAAAACGGATTAGATAATTTCAAAATTTTAGTGCCTAATTTCACTCCTGGTTATATGTATTTTACAACGTATTATACCAATGGCATGGTTTTTAAAACTAATGATGACACTAGACTTTCTATAGAGGGAAACTCGGGTAAAGTAAGATTTTATGAAAATTTAAAAGAATTGCAAATAAGGGCTTCATCTAATTATCTTGATTTAAGAGGTGCAAACGTAAGAGGCTCTAAAAATTCAGCAATTCTTGAAACTAATTCTTTAAATGAGACTGCATCTATTGCTATGAATGGTGATTATATTCAGCTTATACAGCCTTTTACTGATTTAGGTGTTATTTTTACAGATGAAGACCTTACTATATCAACAAGTTGGCAATCCTATATTTCTTCTAGCGGTAGTTTGGTTACATCAAGTTCCAGAAAAATTAAACATAGCATTAGAAAAAAAACTCACAAAAATTATCTGGAACGTTTAAATAAACTTAATGTTTATAGTTATGCACTGAAAGTTCCTATTGAAGATGGGGATTCAGAAAATAGGAAAACTCGTAAATATTTCAAAAATAAAAGGTTGCATGTTGGTCTTATTTCAGAAGAAGTATTGGAGTTATTTGATAATTGTACGGATAATTTTAAAACTATAGATTTTGATAATAGCAATATTAAGGAAATACAAAAATCAGTTAAGAATTATGTGCCGACAGTTGAGGAAGAAGAATATATCAATAATAAAAATAACGAAAGAGGGGAGGTAGTAGGTATAAAATATGATAGCTTGTTATGTTATACAATTTTAGCAATGCAAGAATTAACGCAAAAAGTTGAATTACTAGAATCTAAATTAAATTAAAAAGGTTAAATATGAATAATAATTTTTCAATAATTAAATCAAATATTACAAAAATAGAAAAAGCACATAGATATTATTTTAAAGGAGAATTTGTTATCTCTGTTGAGGTAGCAGAACGTAAATTCAAGTTATATGTAGAAACACTAGATAGAAACATAGTAAAAAGTTATTTATGTGATGAATCAGATCATAAAAAAATAGATAAAACTGCGCATGATTATTCTAATAATCTTTTTGAATTAGATCTGTCTAATTTGAATGATTATATAGAAGAAAATAACTATGCTATGTTATCTTTTGATCCTGATGTTAAAGGTAGTAAGGTTTGGAAAGAATTTAGCGGTTTTTTTGTTGATATGTTCAATAAAGAAATAAAACCAATGCTTGATAATTTAAAAATTTAAAAAAGAGGAAAAAATGAAAAGATTAGGAGATTTTAGAGATAGAGTGATAAAACCAATGAATCCTGACGCTGTCAATTATCTTAGTTGGTTTATGTCTGATGCTACTAACTTAAGAAATTGGGCTACGGCTATTTTTGCCGCTGATGTCGATATTGAAAGTACACGCTTTGCAGAATTACGTGATGCCGTAGAAAAAACAATATTAGAAATACAGGATGATATCACTAAAATAAAAGAGTATTTAGATACTTATAAACAATAATATTAATTAATAATTGTTTTTCTTAATAATTCTTTTATAATAAATTAAAAATTAACTTGCGAGTAATCTTATGTCAAATAATACAAGTCCAGCAGACATTTTGCCACTTCTCCCTAAACTTGTACAAGCTTTATATAGCGATGGTGTACTTTATTTTTCTGGGGAGGCTTCTATTGCGACAGAAGCAAGAAAAGCTACCCTCATAAATGATATTAATCTTGTAAAAGAGCGAATAGCTCATTTGGAAAAAATATTAGGTTAATAAAAGTTAATACATAAATATTTTTTAAATTTATTATTTACAATATTATAAGAATTTCATATAAACTATTTATAGTAATTTTATAAGTAGTTTATATGAAACACATAAATTTCCTACTTGATGATAAAACAGTTGAAATTATAGATAAAGACGCTAAAAAAAATCAGCGGAGTAGGACATCGCAGATTGTTTTTATAATTAAACAGTTCTATTCAACGTTACCTAAGAATAATAAAAACAAGAATAAAAATGAAGTGTAATACAAAAACAAAGTTATTTGTTGTAGCTATAGTATGTATTTATGTTTTAGGTGTTTTTCTTGTTAAAGATAAAATGTCTGTTGATTCTATTTTGTATTTGAAATATCTTCATTAAAATAAATCTTCAAAAAATTTCATTGTATGAATACTTTTACGGTTAGTTTCTTTTCTTCTAAAACCGATATTAAACCAGAGGTTTTAAATTTAGATATAATTTCAATTAAAGATAAATTAAAAGAATATGCTATATCAACAGTAAATACAAAAAAAGCTGACTTACCTTTAATATCCGGAGGATTTTATGATAATGGTATCAAGTCGGAAAATCTTAAATATAGATCATTTTTTATTTATGATTTAGATAATTACGCCGATAATTTTGATATCATGCTTAAGGATATTGAAAAATCATTATCAGGTTATGTATATCTGCTTTATACAACATATAGTCACACATATTTAATTCCAAAGTTACGTATTATTTTATTTCCAAATAGTTTAATAGAACCGGAAATTTATGAGGCTCTTTCCATATCTATTGTTACGGATATATTCAGCGAAAATTTAGGAAAAGCTATAGATAATACAAGTTATGAAGCTACAAGAAGAATGTTTGTACCTTGTATTAGAAAAAATAAAGATAAAGATAGATTTATTGCTAAATACGTTGAAGGTAAACTGCTGGATTTAGGTAAATACGGTTATACGTACAAAGGAGAAGATACAAACACAATAATTTTAGATAAGGAAATAGATAGTATATCCGATATTGAATTAGCTGCTAATCATTTACCGTTACCGGATGTTACAACGGATAGAGTAAAAGAGGTATTAAGCGGATATTCTTCAGCATATATAAGTTATGATGAATGGAGAGATGTTGTTTTTGCTCTTCACCATCAATATCAAGGAAGCAAAGAAGGACTGGATATATTACTTGAATGGAGTTTAAAAGAGGATACCAAGAGAACTAAAGAAAGTATTATTTCCGGATGTAAGACTCATTATAAAAATGCTAAAACCGAAGATAAAAAAAGACCTCTTACTTTTGCAACAATTATAGGCAGAGTTAATCAGTTTGAAAGAGATAAATTACATATTAAAAATCTTATATTTCCTATTAAAAAAAAGAATGGTAAACCTATTTCTAATGAATTTGCAAATTATAAAGCATTATTTGCTTATTATAATGTTAAGCCTTGGTACAATCAGGTAAAAAAAAGAGTTGATCTTGATATTGATCATATTGAATATAGTGAAGCTACTAATTATACAGAGAATAATTTGTATGACCCAAATCCTGATAGAATAGGTACAAAAAAGTTATGGCTTTGGCATAGATGTATAACACATAAATTAAGTTCTGATTATAATGTATTGCTTAAAAATCTACATTTTATAGCAAACACTTATCCTATTAATCCTGTAAAAGAAAGTTTATTAAAACTTAAATGGGATGGAGTTGATAGACTAGAAGATTTTTATTCAATTCTTCATGTATCAGAAGATTGGGAGCAAATGAAGAAAATAATATTAAAAAAATTTTTGAAACAATACATATACATTAATTGTTTTAATGAAGGTAGTATTGGATTACGTGCAAGACAGGTTTTAATATTTCAAGGTAAAGAGCATATAGGTAAATCAACTTTTATGTCTAAATTAACGCCTACAGATTTATCTAAAGAATTATACTTTTTTGATGAAAATGCAGAAATAGATTTAAAAGATAGAATGGTTTATAAAAGTCTTATTGAATCTTCTATAGTTGAACTAGGTGAACTTGATGATGTACTTATTTCTAAAAAATATAGCGGTAAAATAAAGAATTTTATATCTAAAACAAAAGATAAAGTAGATTTAAAATATATAACGGATCACCTTGAAACAAGAAGATTAACTGTTTTTACCGGAACTATTAATCGTCCTCAATTTTTAGATATCGAAGAAGAAAACACAAGATTTCTACCTTTACCTATAAAAAAAATAGAATATGTAGATTTTGATATAATGCAGATATATGCACAATTACTAGAAGAAATAAAAATTGAATTACCTATATATCGTAAAAATAATCCAGGTAAAGAAATATCACCTTTATATGAACTTAATGAAGAAGAAAGAAAAAAACTTAAATCTTTATGTGCTATATTTAATAAATTGGATAGAGCAATGTATATAGTAGATTTATATATCGATTTAACTAATAAAGATAAAAACGGTCAAGCAAAAGGTGTTAAAGATAGAAGACCCGGGGATATACTTAATGAAATAAGAAAACTTGATTCCAGTGTTAAGAATGATCGTAAAACTTCCGGTCAATTAGCCGAAATTTTAAGAATACATGGTTTTAAAGTTAGTATTAGAGGTGGGTATAGAGTGTTTATATTTGGTATAGATCCGTATATAGAAGATGATAATACTATAACAGATGATACTATTCTTGAAGAAGATATCAATGAAGATCAGTATCAAATAGAACAAAATCCAACTGAAAATATTGATATACAAAAAGTTGATAAAATTAAAAAGGAATCTACTGTTAAGGAAGTTCCTATAATTGATGTTAAATACGAATTAATAGATAAAAAAACCCGATTACTTCATTTTAAAAATTATAGTATATCAGATGTTACTTACGGCATTGATATTGAGACTACCGGATTAAATCCAAGTAACAGCATAGTAGCATTACTTCAAATATATAATCCTACTATAGATAAGATATTCATTTATAAACTTTATGATGCACCTCTAACAAATGAAGAAAAACAAATATTATCAGAGATCAGGTTTGTTGCTCATAACGCTTCTTTTGAGAGATCGTTTATGCCTTATTTAAAGAATCTTGATTGTTCAATGATAGCGTACCATGCTTCTACTTCCAGTAAACGCTGTGGATTAAGCGATTTAAGCTTAGAAACAGGTATTACTTATAACAACAAGAAAGTAATGCAAACTTCTGATTGGTCAGGAGAATTAACGGAAGAACAACTAGAATACGCTGCTAAAGATGCTAAGGCTACTTACATATTATGGGAAAAATATAAAAATGGGAATAAGACTGTATATGATAGGATGTATAAAGCCAGTTTTATTATAGATGATTATTCTAAACGTGGATTACCTGTTGATATTGAAGCTTTTAAAAAATTAAAACTTGATACGGAAAACAAAAAAGATGAGTTATTGCAGAAATTAATTGATCTTGGATTTGAAGAGATAATTACTCCTGCAAGGAACATAAGAACTAAAAAAGAACTTATGGCTAAAGTAACTCCTGATGTTATGAAGATAGTAGAGGAAGTTAGAAGTACAAATTCTCTACTTAATAATATGATATCCGGAGTAGAGGAGAATATTGTAAATGATAGATTACCTATTAACACTTTAATTTGCGGTACAGAGACAGGAAGACTTGCTACTGTAAAACCTAATGCCCAGAATTTTCCACGATCAGGATTCCGTCATATCTTTAAGGCAAGAGACGGTTACAGGTTTATAAGAGCTGATTTCTCGGGTCAGGAACTAAGAATGGTTGCTGCCATGTCAAACGAGAAAGTATTGATTGAAGCTTTTAACGCAGGTAAAGATCCTCATGCTATTATGGCAGCAAGATTAAACAATATGCCGCTTAAGGAATTTATGGAAAAACCTATAGATTGGCAAAAATCTGAAAGACAAAAAGCTAAAGCTGCTAACTTCGGATTCTTGTATGGCATGGGAGCAAGTAGGTTTATTGATAATGCCAAGGACAATTACAATGTTGTTTTAACTGAAGAAGAAGCAACACTAATTAAAACAAAGTTCTGGAGTACATATTCTTTCTTAAAACGTTGGTCTGATAAAGAAAGAGCAGATTGCAGGGTTAGAGGTTATGCTTTAACTAAAGGAGGTAGGAAAAGATTCTTTGAGGATATGGATAAGGCGTATTGTGAGATGATTAATACGGCAGTTCAAGGTTCTTGCGGGGAAGTATTACTTGAGACGTTGATTGCTCTTCCGGATTATTTAAAAGGTTACTTGGTTAATACTGTTCATGATGAGCTTGTATTTGAAGTACCGATAGAGTTAATACAGGACGAAGCTAAATACATTGAAATAAAGAATCATATAACAGGAGCAATGATTGCAGGCGTAAGAAAAGTTGAACCAAGGTATCCGACTTTAAATATTACGGAAATTAAAGATACCGATAGATTATAAGGTAATTTATGTTAATTGATAAAAAATCAGAAATAGAAACATTAATAATAGAGAAGTATCTAAACAAGGATATTAATCTTCTGGAAAAAGAGATGGCTATAAACGTTCTTCTTGAAATATGTTATGGAGTAGATGTTGATGAGGACGATATACGAGTTTTCAAAGTTATCAGAGAACAGCCTATAAACTGTATTGTTGATTGGATAATAGATTTTGGTAGAGATAATTATAGTAGTCATGAGATAACAAATTCTACATATATTGATTTTTCTGTTAATTTTTTAATTAAGGAAAGAGAGAAATACATCAATGTCTAAACACACATTAATTAGTCCATCCAATTTTGAAAGACGTATGCTATGTCCGGGAAGTTTGCATGCAGAAAAAGATTTACCTAATACTACCTCCGTTTATGCAGAGAAAGGCACTATGTTGCATGATAGGGTAAATAAACTGATTAATGGACATAAAGAATGGAAAAAAGATTTACCGGAGGATTTACAGGAAATAGTTAAAAAAGCTCAAGAATACTTTTATTCTGTTAAACGCGATAAAAAAACTCTTATAGAATTTCACGAACAGAGATTTAATCTTGATTTCCTTGTTCCTCCTTTCGAAGAGATGGGAGGTAGTGTTGATAGTATTGTCTTATGTTATAACGAAGAAAATAAAACATATGAGCTTCATGTTATAGATTATAAGTTTGGTATGGGCGTAAAAGTCGAAGCTTATGAAAATTATCAACTTATGTTATACGCTCTCGGTGTTTTAAATGATTATGGTTTTTTAAGATTACTTGAAGATGAAATACCTAAATTTAAATGTAATAATATACATAAATATATAAAACTATATTTACATATAGTTCAGCCCTATATATCTGATAGTTGCTGGGAATTAAGGGATGATGAACTTAAATCTTTATTACAGGGTAAAAGACTGGATTTAATAAAAAGTAGTATAGAACAAGCTTATTCTCCAACGGCAATACGTATTCCTTCTAAAAAAGCATGTCAATTCTGCAAAGCAAAAGCTACTTGCAGTAGTTTAGCTAATACTTTGCCTGTAATAGATAATATTAAAGATAAGAATACGACTTTAGCTCGTATTAGAATGTTATCGGAAGAAGAAATAAGTGCTATTTATGATAAAAAAGATGTAATAATTCTGTATCTTAATGCTATTGAAGATTACATTAAAACAAAGTTACATGAAGGTAGTTTTGCTGATTATGAACTTAAAGACAAGTTATCCAATCGTAAATGGATAGATACAGCAGAAGAGCATTTAACACGTTTACTAGGTGATGATGCTTATGAAACTATAAGAAAACTCATATCGATTACAAAAGCTGAAAAACTTTTATCTAAAGATGATATCAAACATTTAACAACAAAGGAGGTTACAGATAAAATAATAGTAAAACAGGAATATTCCATAGAAGAATTATTAACAGATTAAACAATATTAAAAAAAATTAAATAAATTAAAAGGTATTAACTATGACTAAAAAAATTAGTGAAAAAATATTACTGGAAAATGTACGTATAGTATGGCCGTATCTTTTTGAGAAAGAGCCTATTAGTGAATACATTGAAACAGAAGAACAAAGAAGATTTAAAGTAGATTGTCTTTTATCTAAAAGTAATCCAAAACATATGGAATACTATAAAAAGATTAATGATACTGCCGATGATGTTTTAAGACGTATTAAAGTTAAAAAACATTTATATGAATTATTTAAAGATGGTGATGAAATCTACAAATCCATTGATGATTCGACAGAACAAGGTAAAGAAAGGAAAGCTAATTGTGAGTATTTAAAAGGACATTATATTCTTAATGTAAAAAATAAGATACAACCTAAGTTAAGCTTAATTAAAGGGCAATTACTCAATACTGAAGTTGATGAAAACCCTTTTTATCCTGGTTGTTTTGTCCATATCCTATTTACTATTGATTCTTATGAATTCAAGAAAGTACCTAAAGGAGTTACTAAAAGATTACAGCATGTACTATTTGCCAGAGACGGAGAAATGCTTGGAGGTAAAATAGATACTATAGATGCTAGTGAAGATTTTAATAAAATCCAAGATGATGAAGATATTTTTTAAGAATGCGTAAAGTTAGGGTATTAACCGAGAGAAAAATAGAATCTAAAATATCTAAGAAAGCTATTGATCTTGGATACCTTACTTATAAATTTACTTCTCCTTCAAATAGAGGCGTACCTGATAGAGTTTTTATAAATAAAAAAGGTGAAATATTTTTTATTGAGTTCAAAAGTCTATCAGGTAAAGTTACTCCCCTGCAAAGAATGGTATTTAGTAAACTGATTCATCGTAATACACCAATTTATTTAGTTAATGATATTCAAAGAGGTGTTGATATCTTAAATAATAATTTAAATGGTATTCTAGATACCGACTTTTATGAACCTTTGTATGAGCCAAAAAATACTAAATAAAAGTGATCTGGAAGAATATCAATTAAAAGCTATCAATTACATATTAAACAAAAAAAGATGTGGTCTTGGATTAAAACCGGGACTCGGTAAAACTATTTGTACTCTTACAGCTTTTTCTGAAATTATAGGTAAAAAAGTTAAAAAACTTCTTGTTATTGCACCTTTAACAATAGCAAAAAATGTGTGGATAAATGAAACGGATAAGTGGAATCATACAAGAGATTTTAAAGTTTCAATCTGTTGCGGAAATGAGAAAACAAGACTGGCAGGATTAAACGCCGAAGCTGATATCTATGTTATAAATCAGGAAAATGTGGAATGGATGTATGATCAAGGATTCTCTAAATACGGTATGATTGTTGTTGATGAAAGTCATGAATTCAAAGGTCATGATTCCTATCGTTTTAATGCTCTTAAGCATTTTAAATCAATTTATATGGTACTACTTAGCGGAACTCCTGCACCTAGTGGATTTATAGATTTCTGGTCTCAGCAATATTTGATAGATAAAGGAAAAATGTTTGGTGATACTGTTACCGGATTTAGAAATCATTATTTTAGAGAAAAGAGAGAAGGTCATGGATATGAATGTATATACCCTAAATTGATCATGAATAAATTAAAACGTAATTGGTTATTCATGGATAGTAAGGATTATCTAGATTTACCGGACAAAATGATGATTACTACTCCGGTTATTATAGATAATTATCAAGAATATAAATCTTTTGAGGATGATTTTTATCTTAAGATACAAGAAATGGAAGTAACCGCCGTTAATGCCGGAGTATTATGTAACAAATTACTTCAATACTGTAATGGAGCTGTTTATGATCAGGATCGCAATGTTATTATCGTACATAACAATAAGCTTGATATGCTTGATGAGATAATGAAACAGCATACAGAGGATAATTTTTTAGTAGCATATAATTTTAAATCCGATGAAGATAGAATAAAAAGTAGATTCCCTCATGCTGTTACCATGAATTCTAAAGAAGTTAATAGATTAGAGCCTTTATGGAATGAAGGAAAAATAAAAATGATGTTGTGTCAATGCAATAGCGGTAGAGGTCTTAACATCCAAAAAGGAGGAAGAATTATAATATGGTTTGGTCTTACATTCAGACTTGATAGCTACATTCAATTTAATGATCGATTACATAGACGAGGACAAGATAAACCTGTTATAATATATCATTTAGTCGGAAAAGATTGTAAGGATGAAAGAGTAATGCAAGTTATTGGACATAAAGATTTAACACAAGAAGAATTATTTGAGGTATTAAAGAATAAAGATGATTGAGATTATTGATAAACTTAAAACATATTTTATTGAACTTATTTGTAATAAAGAGTTTATAATAGGTTTTATATTTGGATTCTTTGTTGCAGGAGGAATATTTTCACATTGGATATTTGGGAACGATAATTTATGGGAACAGACTTTGGAATTCTTGGTAAAGATTACTACTAACCATAATATTGATATAACAGCTTAAAATGATACAATTATCCAAAAATTTCAATCTTTCCGA